GTTCTGCTTTGACAGTATTACTTTTGTCAGGGGGTGGGGATCCGATGTCTGAAATACTATGTATATCACTCAAGGTACCATCTGCGGGAATCGGGTGGGTGGGGGCTGCACCAGGGCCTGCTAGTTCAATCAGCAAGGCGTCGGGGTCGATTTCTGTGGCGTCGGTCGCGTTTGATTGCATCAGTTTACGTAACTCTTGCATGATTGCGTCGCGTGTTGATTCGCTGGACTTGATCACCTTCGTTTCGGATCTATGAATGAATGCATCGACGCCCGCCACGGTGCCCAGCACGCGCGACGCCTGTACTTTGGTCGCGTGTTTAGCCTCGGGATCGATGACGACTTGGACTAGGGAATGAATAACTAGATCCCTCAATTGTCCAGCCGTACGATGTTTTGATGCCTCATTAGCCAATCTATAGGCTTCGATCTCTCGCTTTATCCTTTCGTCTTGCATTAGCACGTATGGCTTGCTGGACATAGTGTGCTTGCTTGCATCTGCTTTGTATGCTTTGCGATATGCATCTGCCTTAGTTGATCCGCTGGCAACCTCTCGGGCAAAATTCTTTTGTTTTGTGGTTAGTTCACCCGAAACGCCTAGGATGCTATCTATAGGGACTTGCTCTAATGCTTGCTTTACTTGCTTACGTGATAGGGGTTTCATTTACTGATTCGCTCCGCTTTGAACACGCGCGAATTATAGGGAACAAATAGGTTAACTGTCACCTATGTGACAAAACCAGGCAAACGAATGCTATTTTCTACTGTAGATCTATGCAGCTTTGTCGCCTATGTGACTGACAACGCTTTATTGTGCAATTACTGTACGGGTTCCACTAACTAACGGAGCAAACGTTATGACAACAAAACGCCTGACATTTCACACCGATCCCGCGCATGGCTGGCTGGAAGTCGCACTCGCTGATATCCGCGAACTGAACATAGCGCACCTGATATCAGGTTATTCCTACGTCAAAGGCGACAGAGTATTTTTAGAAGAGGATTGCGACGCCTTTGCATATATGGAAAGCGCAAAGGCTAAGGGCTGGATCCTAAACGTCACCGAGAAACACTCTAACGCTGATTCTTTTGTCCGTAACTTGCCATGCTGGAGGGCTTAATTAATGGCTTACTTTGGAACCTATAACCGCTTGCGCGTACACGTAACCGATCCCGCCCGCGTCGTTTTACGCGCACTCTACAAAAAACTGACACCCGACGCGCTCACGCGCGCCAACCGAGACGGACGCCATGCTATCGCCCGCGCGATCCTATGCAACCACACCAAATCCCAGCAACTATTTTTACAGGTGACAAAATGAAACCCCTAGGCTTTATCGTATACGAGGGCGCGTCCGAAATCGATGGCGCGCCTATTGTCGTGATCCTAAATAAAATCCAAGGATCTAGCGCGAACGCGAAAACGGGCGCGATGGTGCAAAGTTTTATTATTCGCTCAGACGTGCACCCCGTCGACGCGCTCCGAACGGGCGACGACGTCAGTATTTGCGGACAATGCACCCATCGCCCCGTGCTGGCAAAAAAGACGGGCGACGCCCCGTGTTACGTTAACGTCGGAAAATCAGTCGCCCAAGTATTCAAAGCATACAAACGCGGAAGATATCAAAAGGTTTCACCCGCTGAGGCTGGAGTATTACTCGCTGGACGTCAAATACGAATCGGCACCTATGGCGACCCCTACGCGTGCCCCGTTGACGTATGGGAAAACGTAACCGCTCACGCCAAAGGCTGGACGGGTTACACCCACCAATGGGAAAACAAACGTTTTGATCACGCCCGCTGGAGTCGTTTTGTAATGGCTTCAACAGAAAATATCGATCAATCCGCGCTGGCAAACTTGCACGGAATGCGGACGTTTCGGGTATCCATCGGGATCGACAAACAACCCCTAGAGGCGACGTGTCCAGCATCAAAAGAGGCGGGAGCCCGTACAACGTGCGCTGACTGTATGTTGTGCGGAGGTACCAGCAAAACCGCCCGCGATATTGTGATTGCAGATCACGCCCTAGGACATAAAAAACGCGTTATTAATATTCAAAAGGTGCCCGCATGACTGAAAACGAATTGCGCGAACTCGCGCACCTAGTCAAAAAATATCGCCACGCCTTTGCATGGAACTTAGGCAAGGACAGAGACAAAACGGGCAAAGTATCCGACGCGATGCTGAAAAGTATCCGCCAAATAATCCGCGATGGCGGAACCTATCACGACAGAGATTTTATTGTTAAAGGTGGAATTTATGATCAAACGCATGACCGCAAAATATAACGGGCGCGACGCCATAACGGGCGCGCCTATACGCAAAGGCGACGACATCCAATATTGCACGACCACCCGTCGGGCATGGCTGGCTGAACACGACGACGCCCTACACGACGACGAGGGCGCGTATATCACGCCCAAACAATACCGCTCCAACGTTTTTAATATTGGCGCGCGCGAGTACTACAGAAACAAAAACGGACGATGCGAAGACGCCCCGTGCTGTGGCTGTTGCACTATCTAACCTGATCGACTGAGTCAGGCTTAGGGCGAAAGCCCTCCACAATTCCACGCTAAAAGCTTGGCAGCTGACCGCCTGGACAAACACGCCCAAAATTTTTATGAAATATACAGAGTCAGAGTACGTAAATATTGGCGCGCGATACGAACGGGCGACGCCCGAAAAGTCACGCGCTATCGCTGAAAAGATCCGCGCTATGCTGGATCAAGAACACCCGCACGACCGCCCGCTGGCGCGAAAATTAATAGATCAGGGGAGGGCTGAAGTCAGATAACCCTACGCCTGAGTCAGGCTTTTTATACCTTGTTTGACAACGTCAATATACCTGTTACAAACGAACCCCCACAACCAGTAAGGAGTCAGGCTAATGAAACTTTATCAAGTAACCATCCGCGCTATCGTGGTGAAGAATATCACCCTTTGCGCTGATACCCCCGAACTCGCCAACGAAGGCGCGCATGAACTGTTTAATCTTGCACCCGAAGAGTCGGAGCATTACGAACAGGACACCCTAAAAATTGAAACCATCTAGAAAGGTAACCCATGAAAATTGAACTAAAAAATGTAAAGCATTCCGAGTTTGCAAGCCATGAAACTAATTGTTTTGAGGCGTCGGTATATATCGACGGAGTCAGGGCTGGGATCGTGGAAAACGACGGACAAGGTGGATGCAATCGCTATCACCCGTACGAACTGGAAATAAAAATTAACGACTACGCTAAGACTTTGCCCCCCGTCGTCACCAGCATGACTGACCCGCACGACTCCAGCAAAACGTTTACCTACGATCAGGACGCTGATACTGTTATTGGCGACCTGTTAACCGATCACCTGTACGCCAAAGATCTAAAACGCGCGCTGGCTAAAAAAATCCTGTACGTCAAAGACGACGGACAGATCTACGAAACAAAGCCACTCACCAAATTACAGATGCAAATCTACTTGGCAAAAGCCAACCTTCAAGACACCCTCAAGACTCAGAGAATCCTAAACACTTTGCCATTTGGCGAGGCTTTATCAATCTATCGCGCTGGAGGTATCCATGCCTGACACGATCCACTACAACATGACCAAAAAAGCATTTGAGGCTTTTCTTACGAACGTAAACGCAGACATCCCGCTGGAGGTCAACATATGGGATAGGACGCGCCTGTATTACGACAGATTAGGGCGTCACCTTGGATCGTGGGAGGGCGGGCATGGCTGGGTTTTCGCATCCCCTTTTAATGACTTAATGAGTTTAGAAAATAGAAAGGTTACCAATGCCTAATTTTGTCGTGACTTTTGAGGTCTCAGGACGCACCACTATCTCAGTCGAGGCTAAGGATTGGGAAGAGGCTGAAACCAAAGCATTGGAAAAAGTTACCTACGACGATTTTGTTTTAGGTGATATTGAATTAATCGATACAGAAGAGGAGGATTAATCTTGGCATTTACCACACAAAATCAGGCACTCGAGTATGCAAAAAATAAGGTTAAAGAACATCGAGATCGCCTAGACGGAATTGAGATTTGGGTTATGCCCAACGGAACTTATGAAGTGAATCACACCATGAATTCCAGCGGGCGTAATTGGGCTATCGACCGCAAAGGTCAACTTTTATCAACCATCTATCAGGAGTAAACATCATGGGATTTTTTTCTAAGACTTGCGCCAAGACGCACCTACCAGTTATCACTCAGTACAAGGACGGCTTTAACGAGTTTAAAAACGTTGTCGCCCTGTTCCCCGACGGCACCAGCCGTGCTGGCATTTACGACGGCTACGGGCGCGTCGATGGCGAGTCTGTATTCGGTGACGAGTACCAAGAGGAGACGTGGGATAACGTTAAATTTGTGCTGAAGAAACACTACAACGGGGAGAAATACTCCGAACTGGGTAAGTCAGGCAACGAACTAGCGCAAGGCTACTTCATGGATAACGCATTCCTAGTCTATTGCGTCACCATGAAACCCGAGGGCTTTAAGTCTTATGCCGAATACAAAAAGGCATTCAAAAAATACGCTGGATGGATCTAATCATGTACAAAAAAGAATTCCCCGACTACGACTACGAAATCAATGTGCCCCAAGGCTTTTGGGATTCATCATGGCACAACGACGTCTGCCCATCCATCAGGAGGGACATACACCACGATTTGGGCGTGAAGATCTATTGCGATTACAACGATTGGGGTAGGCGCGAATTGGGCAACCAAAATCAATTTACTGTTTGCTTGGAAGACGATCATTCGCTGGACACGTTGACCGACAAGGGAAGATTTGACGACTTTGAAGATGCCGTACTGTTTGCCAACGCGCTGGCAGATAAATTGAAAGGGGTTTCAGCATGACCGAACAACAAATAAAAGAACTTGCCGAGAATGCATTGCATCAGGCTTGCTCATATATGCAAGACGCCCTTGGGCGTACGCAAGGAGATATAGCGGATATGTTTTTTATAGGCGAAAAAGAAGACGAGATTCACGCTATGTTTGAGGATTACATAAGAACTGAGATTCGTTTTATGGAATTACCAACCGATTGAAAGGCACCCATGAAAATCTACCGCGCTGAATATGAATCCCGCAACTTTGTTTTTGAGGGCTTTGGGACTACCGAAAGTCAGGCTAAAAAAGTTTTGCTGCAGGCTTTAAAACTTCACACAAAACAATTTGATTTGGATAAAGATTGGTATTACAAGGATGACATTTTTGTCTTGGAATACGAACTTGGCAAACCATATCGTGATCGCGAACAGATAAAATTAGTTAATGAATAAGCGCGCCTATTTAAACATCTGCCTGATCGAGGACGAACTAGGCAGAGTCACGGTTACGCTGGAGGGGGCTGGTGATGGCGACAATATCGAGCGAATCGGTACCGCCCTCATCGGTCAACTACTGCTGGCTGAAAAACTAAGCGAGGGGAAACTTGTTGTCCAAGTCCCCCAATACTCAGAGTTTGTCCAATAGACTTTGGGAAAATCTAAACAGCCCCATCCTTTGGTGCGTGTCGTTTGCATCCTCGCCTTGGACATCCGATATCCAGTAGTTCCATCCGATTTCCTTGGCGACTCTCTCCCCCGTCCCGCTCAGATCGTTATCTGCCACGATCAATCCTGAGTCAGGCTTCAATAGATCCGCCATCTTTTTCATATTGCCAGCAGAGAAACAAACGTGCAATGTATAGCGTTTCTTCAGACTCTTGAGGGCTAGACGAACTGACAATGCCGTGGCATATCCCTCGCACAGAATGTGCATCCCTTTATTGTCAAAACAAAACTCCGCCCCGCTCGACCGCTGACCGAATAGAAACTTCTTTCCTCCAGCCTGATCTATTAGTTGGCAGCCGACCAAATTTCTGCCCGCGCGCATGGGCACCACAAGGAAATGCTCCCCGTCTTTTACATAGATGTTGCCCTCCTCTTCGGGGAATCCTTTCGCCTTGAGGTAGTCATGCTTGCCAAACCTACATTCCTTGAGGATCTCTGCTGCCACGCGGGACGCCTTGCGTTGCATCTCCATTTTCTTGTTCTCAGCATCCCGAATATCACGGGCTACCTGTAACCTGTTCACGCTGGCGGGAGAGTCAGACTTCCATATAGATACCTCTGTATCGATGGCATGGTTTTGTACAAAGGCATGATCACCCATGTATTTGACCGCCCCATTTCTAGAACGGGGATGGTCATCGGTAGGGAATCTTTTCCACACCCCGACAGGCGGGACGTAATCGATCAGGATCCCGTGAGCTCTACAGAAACTTAGGAATTCCATTCGTTGATCCTCTTTCCAATCCATGCCATGACGTCTTCACACAAAGAATAAAATTCTTCATCGCTTAATTCCCGTCTAGCCAAGTTTGCTTCCTTGCAAAGCCAGCGCAAATTATCTTTGCAATCCAATCCACCTCTGGCTTTAGCCAAAACATGATCCAACTGAGCAGATCTATCTAACTTTCTTCCAGTTAAAGCGCATTTACCACGTTGTTTTTTCCATACCGATGCCAAGTCTTTGGCGGTTGCCTTGCCTTCTCCGCGCAACTTCATTGCTCTGCCCCAAAAAAACCGACGCGCATAATAATCCCGCATTTGTTGCAGTTTTTTATCTCTGTTTTTGTGGTGGAAATCTCTGTTGTATTTCCTGACTTTGTCTGGATTTTCTAAGCGTTTCTTTGCCATGAATTCACGCTTTGCTTTTCTTGTCTCTTCAATTGTTCTTGCCATCTTTAATATCCTGTACTTTCTGTATTCTTTTGCCAATCCAAACCATACAAGGTACCGCCATACTATTGCCGAGGGCTTTGTACCTCTGACTGTCGGGCGACTCTTCAGCCTTACGCCAAGGGACGTTGGTGTAGTTATCGCCAAAGCCCTGTAATCTCTCGCATTCAATCGGTGTTAAACGTCTGACGCCTACAGACTGAGCCAAAAACGTTTGGGCATGGTGGCTTTGGACAGATGGACGCAATGCTTGGAGTGCCGGCGTAACTTCTAACGGAGTCGCGCTAAAGTTATTGGCAATGGCATCCTCACGAATGCTGTAAGCCATGACTCCTTGCGTAGCTGCTGCGTCCAATGTGTAACTTACATTCTCTTCGCTCCAGCCTTTCCCGTTCTGCGCTTTGTCCCGACCAGTCACATCCTGTAAGGCGACGATGGCGTGGGTTGTACGAATATCTCCCTGATCAAACAGGTTGATGGTGTTGGCTTTGCCATCCTCCACCCATGACTCATGGTCTTGGGCAGACTGAGCGCGACGGCTCTTTCTAAATGCGCGCTGGACTAACGGAACATTACCTCCGCCTGTACCCCAGCGGGACGTGACTGTCTGACATACCTCGCCCATATCCTTGACGCGACTGTCTGCTGGATGGGTTTCATATACGCTGACTAAGTCTGTCGCATCTTTGTAGTCACGGGCTTTCATCGCGCTGGCTGTATCGTCGTTGACATACTCACCAAAGGCAACCATGCGTGAGGCGATCAGGTTTTCAGATCCTCCCCCAATGTCTCCTCCGTTTGCTCTGAGAGTGCCAACTCCTTCGCGGTATCCAGCAATGCTGCTTGGAGTGTAGGAGGCAAGACCTTCCCTCTTCTCTCGGCTCGGCGGAGGATTCCCGCGCAGGCAGTCGGACTCAAATAGAACCTCCGCGGCAGGTCGCCAGTCTCCAAGGTATCCGACAACAAAGACACGACGCCTTCGCTGTGCCACTCCGAAGTATTGAGCGTCCAAGACTCGGTACGCGAACCCATACCCGAGTTCGCCCAACGCCCCGAGGAAGGAACCAAAATCCCGTCCTCCACTTGAACTGAGGACGCCTGGAACGTTTTCCCAGACGCACCATTGGGGTTTAAAGCGATCAAGAATTCCGCAATAGGTGAGTGCGAGGTTACCTCTTGGGTCTTCAAGACCTTTCCTGAGTCCCGCGACTGAGAAGGATTGACAGGGGGTTCCTCCGACGAGAAGATCGACATTTGTTCCAAGATTCCACTCCTTAAATTTAGTCATGTCACCATAGTTAGTGACGTTTGGATAGTGATGTGCTAGCACCGCGCTAGGAAAGGGTTCAATCTCTGAGAACCCCACAGGATTCCAGCCTAATGGGTGCCATGCAACTGTTGCGGCTTCAATGCCCGAGCATACTGATAGGTAATTCAAAACTTAGCCCTCTTCTGTCCGTAGATGTAAGCCCGCAGACGTTGGTTAATAAACTTCTCAATCTCCTTGTTAGGCTGAGCAACATCATCCCTCAGCGCCCGAGGCCACACCCCAAACTTGTCTTTGAAAGTGTGTGCTGCACGCCCGCTCGACCAGCCCGAATACTTGATGTACCACTGGAGCATTGACCACCATTCCTGTTTATCCTCGCGAGAGTTACCAGCCTTGAGCTCATGCATCTCTGCTGGCACGTCGACGATCTTGCTCTTGCTTTCCCGAACGTGACCGCAATGGTTACAGGTATCAGATCCCTTTGGCCATAACGCTTCGCATCTTGGGCACTTGGATGCCTCCTTTTCCTTTGCGCTCTTTTCCTTCTTTGCTTTCTCCGCCCCGTCGTCTAGTTCATGGACGCCACCAGTAAACACCGCGTCCCATTCCTCTTGGAAACGCAAGTAATTACCTGAGTGATCCAGCCATACCGCATAAGGTTTATCTTCTGGGTTGTCTGGATTGCCACGCATTACCCGACCCATCTGCTGGATGTGACTGGACAAAGACTTAGAGAACGGGCGGGCTGATACCCCGATCATCACGTCAGGTACGTCAAACCCTTTGGTCAGGATATCTGTGGCGATCAAGCCATGAATCTTTGTGTCAGGCTTGGCAAAGTCCTCGATCACGTCCTTCTTAAACTGATCGTCATCCCTATAACTGACACAGATAAAGTTGTATCCCTCATTAGCGAACCGCTGACTCAGGTCTATCCCGTGGTTGACACCAGCACAAAAGACAATAGTCTTGCGCGGGCGACCAAAGATCTCATGGGTTTTCTTCACCCACTCAGCAACAATATCCCCTGATATCTTGATGCCACGGGTCGTCGCCTCTTGCTGGCTCCACTCACCAGCCACCTTTTTAGCCCCATCCATGTTGATCTCTTTAGAGATAAAAACCCGCAAAGGGACTAAAACGTTATCGTCGACTAGTTTCTTGGTCGTGACTGTAGACACAACGTTATCGTAGATATTGCCCAGCCCCTTGGTGAAGGGCGTGGCAGTCAGTCCTATTACCTTGATGTCAGGATTGTTCTTAATGAACTCCACCGTCTGCTTGCGCGTCTGATGGCATTCATCCACGATCAACAGGTTCAAGCCTGGAAAATCTCCGCGTTTCTCCAGCGTCTGAGCGGAACAAACCTGTATGTTTTCATAAGGTCTGAACCTCCAATGACCAGCCTGCATGACCCCGTGATCTATGCTGTATCGCTCCAGCCTTTTGCTAGTCTGGTCGCACAACACAATCCGATCCAAGATCATGGCGGCTTTGTTTCCCTTACCACGAGTCGCCTCGAGTAAAGCAATAGCCATTTCCGTCTTCCCCGCCCCCGTAGGGGCATAGAGAATCTGAGACCTCTTTCCAGAGGCGAAACCTTTTCGTAAGGCATCCAACGTTTCAGCCTGATATGGCCTTAAATTTAATCCCATAGTTACTCCACTGCCAGCACACAAAGCCTGCTGGCTTAGGCTATCCCTCTTAAGCTGCCTTGCGTTGCATACTAGCGATCTGCCTCTTCAACTGAGCGTTCTCAGCCTGATAGGTGTCTCTGCTATTACGCAATGTCTTGACCTCGATCTTGAGTAACTTGTTTTCCTGACGCAATTCCTCTATCAGTTTGGCAGTATGTTCTTTGTCCTCTGCTACACCGACGGCTAACTGATCCCGCAACTTGTCGTTCTCTTCCACCAATGAGTCAATAGCCTCTTGCTGGGGATCGTAATTGTCCTCTTCTTCTGTTGGTTTGGCTGTCTCCTTGGCGACTGTCTCTGCCTTTGACTGGGCGCGAGTACGGGTGACATCATTACCCTTGGCATTCTTATAGATAATCTTCTCTGGCGCCTTACCGCTGGCGTTGCGTAACTTGGACACAAACGGCTGGGAAACATGGCAATGACGGGCTATCTCCGAGTCGCTCATGGCTCCCCACTCCACGTCATCTAGGATATCCAGTACGTTTTTACGCTTATCCTCATTGGACATTGGCTTGCCGTGGGCGTTGGCTCCCTTGGAATAGAACTGGGCGTCGCGTAACGTGCCGTTAATAACAACAACATCAATCCTTGTCTTTTTATTCCTGCGCTGGGCG